AATGACGTCTATTGTTCAATCCTCAAACCAACGCTTCACGGCCTCGGGACTGAACCTGACCAGATGCCCGAGCTTGCGGTAGGGCAGGACTTCCTCTCGAAGTTTGGTCACATCTAGTCCGTGTATTGCTCGAATTCACTGGAGTTCAAGACCACAGCATTCATACCCGTGAGTGGCACTACACTAAAGCTATTTGGCGACTTCCGCATGACAAATGCATGACAAAAAGTTTCACTCCTGTGCATTTCCATGCTATAGATCTAATCACGTGCATGAATAAACATGCACACAATCAACACATTACGAACCACCACGAAAAGCGGAGGCTCATTCCAGACCAGGCGATTATCGAGAAGCTCCTGAAGCGTGGCGTCGATGTCACACTTGCATCGCAGCAGTTCGTCCCACTTGGGAACGCCGCCATTCGCATCGCGCACCACACCCACCGCTCCGCCCACCCAGTGGTTCACACCAAAGGGATCGTTGCGTTGCAGCAGGCGTGGATCGCTACGCTGATGCCAGCCAAACAGCCGCGCACTGGCTCCTCTCGCATTGTAGGCCGAGTTGCTGAGCATTTGCAGCGTCTCCTCCACGGACAGCTTGCGACAGCGCAGGGATACCATGCAAACGCACGCGCTGATGTCGTCATCGAGCATAATGATGGCGTCTTCTTTGAAGTGACGCAGCACCCAGTTGCGCAACGTGGAGATACCCATCACGGCATCAGGCACCGTGACCTTCTCCAACGGGATGTGGGCATATTGCTCAAGCTCGCTTTCCGGCACGAGCAGCGTGGCGTTCGGGAACAGTTTGTGGCTGGTCATCGTTCGCGCCCGGCTGCGGCTCAGGATGACCAGGCGCAGGCTCAGGGGTTGGAGTTCCGGCCATGGCGGCTCGTTGGCAGAGTTCGATGAGGCGTTTTCCATAGAGGACACGGCCGATGCCGAGTTTTTTAGTGGTTCGTGTGATGGAGTAGTTCACCTCGCGCACGCCCATGAGTTGCAGTACCTGCATCCAGTCGCGCAAATCATGGAACATGAAGACGAGGTAATCGTGATGCTCGAAAGCCTGGCATTCCATGCGTGGGATGATTTCCAAATCCTCCGCAGGGTCTTCCGCCTCGAACAGCTTGCGGATCTCGTCTTCGGCAAAGCCGGTGAGTTCGAGATCAAAGGCGGGATCGCTCTCCTGAATGGATTTGAGCAGGCGCTTCAAATCTCCTTCATCTAGTTCCGCCAGTTCTGCGAGGCGGTTGTCCGCTAGCAGATCAGCGAGTTCCTCGGCTTCGGTGGCATAGTCCTGTTCATCCACCGGCACGGCTTCACAGCCGATGAGAAGCGCGGCCTCCAGCCGGCCATGACCGCGCACGATCATCCCGCTGCGTTTGGAAAGGGTGATGGGATTGCGCCAGCCCTGCTCTTGAATGATGGAGGCCAGCAACGCGATTTGATGCGCACTGTGCCGGTTCGGATTAGCCGGATTGGGCTTCAGCGTGTTGGGATCAATCAGCCGCGTGTTGGCGCAGTAAATAGGAATACTCACGCCCCTGCGGCACTGTCAACGCGGTTGACGCACACATACCACTATACGAGAGCTGCGTATGGCTGCCATGAAACTTCCCAAAGGGGTGACTCCCCGTAAATTCGCCCGCGCGCTGCAAGCATGGCGTGAAAAGAAGGCATTCAGCCAGCGCGACGCGGCAGAGTTTCTGGGCATCAGCAAGCGCACGCTGGAGAACTGGGAGCAGGAACGAGCCACACCGCGTGGCTATGCCGTGGTGGCGCTGATGAAGCTGCTCGCGATGGGCGTCCCACCCAAGAAGCCATGATCATTCATTGCTCCAAGGATTTCGTGAAGCGTTACAAAGTTCGGACGAGCGTACCAAACGCAAAGAACCAGCCTTCGCGCCGCATCGACTCTTGGAGCGGTCATATTTTCAAGATGGGTTCCACGCCGTTTGTACTCTTCATGCACGATGCCTCATTGTGGTCACTGATCATCCCTGCCAAAGGCATCACGAACGCTGAAAAACTACTCCCTCTCTTTATCTCACGGGTGCAGGAGGTATGGCAACGGCATGGCTCAGCGTTCGATCCGCAGAATCAATCCATCTTGTTTCTCACTCGAAAAGACCGCTCACTCATCGGCTCGATGAACGATGCGATTCAGCACATCAAGCTACTCGGTCAGTCCCAGGAAATTACTTTGAAGCAGATCGAGGACTACCTGCAAAGCACGCCCTTCAGCGCGATTAGTTACGATTCGCCAGAGCAAAAGCTGAAGGCTGTTCTGGGTGGCTGATTTGACTCCGCAGCCAGCGGAGTCATGGAAACATCACTACCGCCCGATCTCGCTCGCAAACTGCTCAACAAGGACTTGGCCAACTTGGTGCAACGTGTGCATCACGGTGGCAAACTGACCCGCGCTGAGCGTTCGATGCTGCAAAATCTCGCCAGCAGTTCTGCGGGCGGGGATAAAGTGGGGCCAGCGTTTGCGAGGAACTTCGTGGATCTTGCCGACATTCTCGGTGTCACACGCCAGTCGATCACGACATGGAAGAAGCGGAAAGATGCGCCAACCCCAGCCGCCAATGGTCTGCACGATGTGGCCGCATGGCGCGAGTTCATGAAGCAGCATGATCTCAAGGGAGGCACTCCAACAACCGATCTCGAAACCGCCCTGCGTGCTCGTAAACTGCTCGCCGAAGTAGAAGAACGCGAACTCAAGGTGGCCGTTCGCAAAGGACTGTATGTGGCAGTTGAAGATGTGCGTCAGGAGTGGACGCGTGTGGCGGGACGGGTCACCAGCCTGTTGCGCAACAAGTTTGAAAACGAACTGCCGCCGATCTGCTCGGGCCTCGACGCAACTGGCATTCAAGAGGAGAACCGCAAGGCCATCGACGAGGTGCTCACACTTCTCAGCCAAGGTCATGGATGACATACTGGTAGAGATTGGACGCCGGATATGGCGATCACCTGACCGCCGACCCCCATGGGCATGGGCGGAGGAGCATATTCACTCGATCCCCTACTCCCCGGTGCCGGGTAGGTTTCGTGCGGACAACTCGCCGTGGCTGAAGGAACCGCTGGAAGCACTGGTTGATCCGAAGGCACGCATCGTCTCGATCATCGCCGCAATTCAATCAAGCAAGACCACGATTGGTGAGATCGGCCTCTGCTACATCATCGCCAATCTACCCGGTCCGGCGCTCTGGCTGGATCAAACCGATGATGATGCGCGTGACCAGGCGGAGAGCCGACTCGGACGCATCTTTGATGAATGTCCCGCCGTGCAGGCGCTCTACCCGCGCGACCGCCACAAGCTCAAGACGACCACCAAGCACTTCTCCAACGGCATGACGCTTTGGGTTCTTGGTGCTCACAATAAGACTAACTTACAACGTCGATCCATTCGTTGGTTGATCGGTGATGAGACATGGCGCTGGCCGACCGGCCACATGGCCGAGGCAGAAGCCCGAGTCACCGCTTTCGGCTGGTTGGGCAAGTGCCTGTTCATGTCCCAAGGCGGTGAGGAGAATGATGACACGCACCGCAAGTTTGAAACCACCGACATGCGCGAGTGGACGTTTGAATGTTCTCACTGCGGTCTGCGCCAGCCCTTCAAATGGGAGAACGTGGAATGGAGCAAGGACGCGCGCGATGAAGTAGGTGAATGGAATTTTGCCCGCGTCCGCGAAACCGCCTCGCTGACTTGTGAAGGATGTGGCCATGCGTTCGATGACAGCGACCGCACGCGACGTGTGCTCAGCACCACGGGTCGTTATGTGCGCACCAATCTGAATGCGTCACCGGAGAACGTCGGGTTCCATTGGAATGCCCTCTGCGCCATGAGTTGGGGCAGGCTTGCTGAGTTGTATCTGCGTGCCAAGGCGGCTGCGAAGCAGGGCGATCTGGAACCACTGCGGCAGTTTTATCAAAAGCGGCTGGCGCTGCCATGGCGCGACTATCTGGAGGATTTTAAATTGGAGATCACGCCCAGCGGTTATCGCCTCGGTGAGACGTGGGACGATGAGGCGGCTGTGAGCAAGCATGGCAAGTTACTCACTCCACCCTTCGATGCCGACCAGGTCGCCTCTCCTCTGCGCTTCATGACGGTGGACTGCCAGATGGATCACTTCTTTGTGATCGTGCGCGGTTGGTCGCTCGATGGTTCTTCGCGTCTGGTGTGGCGCGAACGTGTGCCCACTTGGGATGAAGTGCTCAGTCTGCAGGAGCGGTTCACCATCCATGCCAACCTCGTGTTCGTCGATGCCGGTCACGCGACGTATGACGTGTATCGCGAGTGCGCCAAGCATGGCTGGGTGGCGTTGATGGGCGACCGCCGTGCCACTTATGTTCACCGCACCAAGGATGGTCGCAGCGTGCATCGGTTCTACTCGCCGCGTCGCAAGGTGGTGCTCGGCCGCACACAATCATGCTCGGTGTTCTACTGGTCCAATCTGAACATCAAGGACATGCTCGCCCGGTTGCGCCGCAATCAGGACCCGGAACGTGGTGCCACTTGGGAAATCGCTGAGGATTCAGGCGACGATTATCTCACTCAGATGGAGAGTGAGCAGCGCGTGCGCAAAAGCGGCAAGTGGCTGTGGGAGCGCATCGGCAAGCGTCCCAATCATTACTGGGATTGTGAGGCCATGCAGGTGGCTGCCGCCGTGATGCTCAAGCTCGTAGGGCAGGAGTCAGTCAAAACTGGAACCGAGCCTGACGAGGATACGGAACCGGTCGCAGATTGACACGGCCACATGGGGCATGAACCCCACTCAACTCCTTCAAGGCAAGCTCACTTACGCGGGCATCGTCATAACCGCCATTGGTGCTCTTGGCCGACTCTTCGGCCTGCATCTTCCAACCGAGGAAGCTCAGGGCATGGTGGCACTCACGGCTGCCAACTGGGACACCATCGCTGAGTTCGGTGGTCTGGCCACCGCCGCCTATGGCCGTCTCCGCATCAACAGGAGGAAGCCATGACCAGCGACCAACTGGCCCAAGGCATCATTCGGCAGGCAAGCCGGTTCATCGGCCTGCGTGAGGTCAAGCCAAACGCAGACTGGGACAATCCCAACACGCCCGGCAATGATCGTGCTCTGGTCGATGAACTGCGTTCACTGATGCGCCAATCGCCATGGGAACCCGGCTGGGCCTACTGCGCGGCGTTCGCTGAAGGCATGGTGCTCGCCGCGCTGCGTTCGCTCGCGGCCACGCCTGATCAAATCAAACGCTGGCAGGCAACGATGACGCCACACTGCGTCACCAGCGCGGGTAACTTCCGCAACCTGAGTCTGCTCTCCGAGAGTGCCGTGCCAGGCTCGATCTGGCTCGCACGTCATGGCAGCACCAGCAATGGTCATGCCGGCATCGTCACCGCCCTCCGTGGTGTGAGTATGGCCACCATCGAGGGCAACACCTCGCTCGATCCAATTTCAGACGTTAAAGAACGTGAGGGCGACTGGATCACTCATCGCATTCGATTTCTAAAAGGCAGCGGCACGCTCAACACGCTCGGGTTCATCACGCCCGCATCCATCCTCAAGCTCATCGGTGCATGACCCAGCCACGCTTTGATTCCACCATCAGTCTCGGGCATCTCGTGCAGATCCTGTCGCTCGTCATTGCTGGTGCCACAGCCTGGGGCGTTCACACCAGCACGCTTCGTCACCTGGAGTTGTTGCGCAACGAGGACCGCCAGCGCATCGAATCCCACGAGGTCAAAATTAACATGCTGGAGCGTGTCACTGATGTGGTGAAAACGGACGTGAACTACATCCGCCTCGCCGTCGATGAGATCAAACGTGACGTGAAGGAGTCCACAACTCGTTGAACAAGTCAGGCTGCAAGCTTGTGCTTCAAAGGTGTTTTCCTCTTAATGGCTGCCTTCGCCAGATCGTGGCTGGTCTGCAAGTTGATCCAAAAACGCGCGCTGGTTCCAAGAGCCTCGCCAAGAAGAATCGCAGTCTCCGCCGTGATGGCACGCTGGCCTCGAATAATCTCGTTAATACGCATGCGCCCAACCCCCATCTTGGCGGCAAGACTGGCTTGAGACAGACCAAGAGGCGTCATGAATTCTTCCAAGAGGATCATTCCTGGCAAAACGGACGCGGGACCAAGAGGGATGGTATGTTTCGTTTTCATAAGGTTGTTCAGTGATAATCGGTGATTTCGACATCAAACGCAGTGCCATCCTGCCATCTGAAACAAAGTCTCCACTGGGCGTTGATTCGTATGCTGTGCTGACCTGACCGTTCTCCTTTCAATGCCTCCAACCGGTTGCCGGGTGGAACGCGTAAGTCGTCTATGACATCCGCAGCATCGAGCATCGCCAGCTTTCGCAAAGCGACCGACGCAATCATCGCGAAGCGCTTGTTGCGTCCAATCGACCAAAGTTGGGCGGTGTCTTTGCAGAGGAAGGAGTCAATCACGTCTTAAACTATTTGTATCGCTAAACGATACAATGTCAATCGAATTGACAGCGCACGCCCGAGCATGGCGCAAGGTTTGTTCACTGTCGGGTTCACCGTCGCAGAAGTACTCAGCATCCAGGCGAAAGCCAAAGAGATGCTCATGGAAGGCAAGACACTAATGAGCTGGGGCGACAGCGGCTCCAACGCCACCAAGCAGTTTCCCATGACCGTGAAGGAGACACTGGAGGAATGCAGCCATGCGCTGCGCGTGCTCGCCCCAGGCACCTATGGACGTCGCCGCCGGATTACCACTTCATTCATTCATCATCTGCACCCATGAACGGTCTTCAACAATGGGCGACCCAATGGCTGCCCCCTGCCCTGCTGCCGAAGGCCTGGTCTTCGGTCTATGAATCAGCCAACGCCTCACCTCGACGCGGCACGGTGCCTGGTCCTGCACCTCGTGATGCCAAGCGTGATCTCACGCCTCAGATTCATCGCGAACTGGTGCGCCGATCTCGCTATCTCGCTAAGAACTCAGGCTTCGTGCGCGAGATGGTCAATAACATGGCGATCTATTCGACGGGGGACGGCATTCGCCCGCAGGCACAGTCAGACGACGTGACCTGGAATCGCCAGGCGGAAGCTTACTTCCGTGCCTGGTCCACGCGCTGTGAAATCACCGGACGGTTCAGCTTTGAGGAAGTTCAATCGCTGGTCTGCCGAGGCATGGATGTGGACGGCGAATACTTCATCCATCTCACGCGCAGCCGCCTTGGCATTGCCTCGCTGCAATTGATCGAGTCGCACCGCATCGGTGAAGGCAACACTTCCATGCAATCGTTCCATGGCATCACACTGGACGCTTGGGGCGCACCGATCTCCTACCGCGTGCTTGAGGATCAATCCGCACGCGAACTACCCGCCCAAAGCGTGCTGCATGTGTTTGAGCCGGAGCAGGCAACCTCTGTGCGCAACGCCCCCACCATTCAGCATTCCATCAATCATATCCTCGATGAGATGGAACTGCTCGCTCTGGAGAAGCACGCCGTGAAGGACAACTGCGATGTGACGCGCGTGCTCAAAACCGAGACGGGTGAACTCGGCGACGATTCCGATTTCGCCATTGAAGGTGGGCAGGCTGAACAAGCTGAAACCAGTGATCCCACAAGCCTGCAACGCATCACCGGCGGCAAACTCGTGGCACTCAAAACCAATGAGTCGCTCGACTCGTTTGAATCAAAACGCCCGTCACCCACCTTCACCGGCTTTCTGGAGCATCTGCGCCGGGATGCCGCGCTCGGCGTTCTACCGTATGAGTTCGCGGCGGATTCGTCCAAGGTAGGCGGTGCAGGCGTGCGCCTGGTGGTGGCCAAAGCGGACCGACGTTTTTCGTATCGCCAGATGATCCTCATCCAGCGCTTCATCAAGCCCGTGTGGTTCTATGTGATCGGCGATGCCATTGATCGTGGCGACTTGCCTGCCGTCCAGGGATGGTGGAAAATTAGCTGCGTGTGCCCTCGCAAGCTCAGCGTCGATGCGGGCCGTGAAGCGCAGCAGAATCGCTCGGATGTGGAGATGGGTCTCAAGACCATCAGCGATCACTATGAAGAACTCGGCGCAGACTTCGGCGAGGAACTGGAGCGTCGTGCCCGCGATGCGAAGATGATACTCGAGACAGCCACCAAGTACGGTGTGCCTCTGGATATGCTGTGGAAGCCTAGTGGCAATCAAACAATTCAATCGGCACCCTCGCCGTCTTCTTCAGGCTCAGGCGGTGGCGGCGGAAACGAAGCTGAATCATAACCAAGCGCCTCCACGGCCTCGTCGTATTTTTCAAAAGGACCTTGGACACCATTGAAACTGGATTGAGTCCAGTAGGTGACAAATTCCTCGTCAGAAAACGAAAAGATCCGCTCACTTTCATCTCCAGAGGCGAAATTCCCGCTGTCAGTTTCATTGTCCCACTCGATGTCCATCTCAGCAGGGTGACCGCTGCGGAAGGCCTTTTCAAAGAATGCCTCAAACCACCCTTCATCGAGGGTTTCATCCTGCTCTGCATAACGCTCGAAGAAGATTCGGTGGAAATCGTCGTTGCTCATAAAATAATTGGAACCATCGGCACAAACAATTCAACCGGGGATGTGAGATAGTTTTGACACTCCAAGCGGGGCGTGACCGCGCTTGATTCGCTTTTCTCCCGCCAGCCCTGGCTCATCACCTCCGAGGCCATGCACAGCATGGCGGCTCAAGCCGTGGCGTTCTTCGATGCTCGTCTGACGCTGCCTGAGCCTTCATCTAACCCGCTGCTATCTGTGGAGGATGGCGTTGGCATCATCCGCATCCACGGCCCGCTGATGCGCGACCCGGATCTGATTTCCTCGCTGCTCTTTGGCGCGACCGACATGAACCAGGTGGCGGAGGCGATTCAAGAAGCGGTCGCTCAGGATGCAGTAAAATCCATCCTCCTGGACATCGACTCACCGGGCGGAACGGTCAGTGGAACGCCCGAGCTGGCCCAGGCAGTTGCTGATGCCGCCAAGCTCAAATCCATCCACGCCTTCAGCGCAGGCCAGATGTGCAGTGCTGCCTACTGGATCGCGTCCCAGTGCGATGCCGTCTATGCCACGCCAAGTGCGCGTGTGGGCTCCATCGGTGTGATGCTGCCGTTCATCGACAGCGCCGAAAAGTTCCGCAGCCAGGGATTGAAAGTAGAAGTGTTCGCCGCAGGCAAGTTCAAGGGCATGGGCACGCCCGGCGTGTCGCTGAGTGAAGAGCAGCGTGCGTTGATCCAATCAGACCTTGAAGAAGTCGCCGCTGACTTCAAAACCGCCGTGCTCGCGCGTGGTCGCAAGATCCCGGACACCGCGATGGAAGGTCAGAGTTTTAGCGCACGCAACGCCCAGCGCCTCAATCTGGCCGGCATGGCCAAGAGTCGTGACGAGGTGATCGCCCGGCTGCGCTCGATGCACACGGCCCGAGTTGACACGCCATCCCGGACATCCACTCCGATGAAAACTGCCGAAGAACAACTCAGCGAAGCGCTCGCGCGCATTCAAACCTTGGAAGCCGACGCCAAAGCCCGCGAGGGCTCGATGACTGACGCCTCCGCCCAAGTCGAAACCTTCAAAGCCACACTCCTTTCCAAGGAGCAGGAGCAGCAAGCTCTCCTGCAACAGACCTGCACCGAGCGTGACACGCTCAAGGGTCAGCTCGTGGCTGTTCAGGCGGAGGTGGAGCGCTTCACCAAGCGCAGTGGCGAACTCGATGTCCAGGTGCGTGATCTTCAGTCTCGCGAGCAGGATCTCGAAAAACGTGCCGCCATCAAGGCTGCACAGATCGCCGCTGAAATGGGCACGCAGGTGCCTGCCAAGATCACTCCCGCCGGTGACACCAAACCCGCCACAGCCGCTGAGCAGTGGAACCGCCAGTTCACCAAAGCCTGATCCCTTTTTTAAAACCGCCAACTCTCCATCATCATTATGGTCCCCACTCTTCTCGACATCGCCAAGCTCGACGCTGGCATCGGCTACCCACTCATTGAGGAAGCCGTTAAACTCGCACCTGAACTCGCTCTAGTTCCAGCCGATACCATTCTCGGCACCACGATGGAACTGACGGTGCGCTCTGGCCTGCCCACCGTTCGTTTCCGCAATGCCAACGAGGGCGTCGCACGCAGCAAGTCCAGCTATGAAACGCGCACTTTCCAGACGCACATCCTCGATCATCAGATCGCTGTGGATGCGCAGGTCGTGGATGGCGCACGCGACCGTGGCCGCCTGCTCGAAAACCATGCCTCCGGTGTGGTTGAAGCCTCCATGCAATACATCGGCTCGCAGTTCTATTACGGCACGGGCAACGACAGCAAAGGTTTCCCTGGTCTGCTTGCACAGGCCAAAACTGATGCCGCTCATGTGGTCGATGCAGGTGGCGCTGCCTCCAAGTCTTCCGTGTGGTTCCTGCGCCTGGGCCGTGAGTGCGTCGAGTTCCTCTTCGGCAACAACCAGACCATCCGCCTGCAAGACGTTTGGGATCTGGAAACCGTCTATGATACCGACGGCAATCCTTACAAGGCCTACACCAACTGGATGACAGGTCGCATCGGCATGCGTTTGGCGAACAAGAACTGCGCCGTGCGAGTCAAGAACGTCGAGGAAAACGGGGCGGGCAAAAAGATGCTCAACGACACC